ATGTTACGAATAATTTCTATGCAATCATAAACATATCGGTGTATATCTGGCAGTTGCCAAGGGCGAACATTAGTGATATAATAGCAAAAACGAACGAATGTTCGGTTATATTTCCCGCAAACCGGGCATATACTGTAATGTAGGTGGTAGTTGCGACAGGGAGGGTTATTTATGGATTATAAAAAGGAAATTATTGAGATGGTTGAAAAATGCACGAATAATCATTGGATAGAAGTGATTTATATATTTGTGAAAAGGCTAATCGGATAACATTAAAAAAGGCAAGGGTTTGCGCATTGCCCTTGTCTTTCTTTTTACTTATTAGAAATCATGTCAATAAGTTTTTCTAAATTGTCCCATCCCTCATCATCCAATCTGGCTAATGCAGACACGAGACGGTGTCGGAAAGAATCTTCTCCAGATTTCATTACGTCTGCAAGCATGGCAGAAATTTGTTTGTCTTTAATTCCGGGTACAAACATATCTCCGTTTCCAGTTCTGAGCCATTCTTCACTCACTCCAAACTCTCTGCATATAGATTTGATAACAGCATCTGTTGGATTTCTTAAACCAGTTTCATAATTAGTAATGGTATTTCCCTTTACTCCAATTATGTCTCCAAATGCTGTCTGAGTGAGATTCTGGGATTTGCGCACTTGTTTGATTCTGTCTTTCACTTTTCCTCACCTCCAATGATAATATATCATAAAAAACTCACAAAGTCAATATTTAGTGTTGACATATAACTCACATCGTGATATTATAAACTCACAAAGCAAGGAGGTGAAAACATGAAATACAGTCCGCTCGGCAGTAAAAAAATGATATCTCAAACTTTCAATGGTGATTGCTTGAAAACCACTTTTGAAAGAGAGAACGAATTGAAGTCCGAATATGAAATTTATGTAAACTGGATGAATCCGGATCAGTTAGCAGAAGTTTCATTTCAGTTGCCATTCCACGATTGGCAGACACTTGAAAAGTCTGAGGTTTGGAAAAATCTGGATGAATTTCTTTCGGGAGTTCAAATCGAATATATTCCGAAGTACCGCCAAGTCCAACCAATTGTAGCGGAAAAGGTTGTGTATAGAAGTCTGTTAGGTTCTTTAGTTGCATTCTTTCGTGATAAATTGATTCACCAATAGCGCGCCCTTTTAAACATGAATAATGGGTTCCACTATACACGTAAGAAATATTTACGATTGATATGGCAATTCTGGAACGATTGATAATTTCAAAATGAACAATCAACTCATTATTATCTTTCAACTTGAAACCAATAGGAATAAACTCTATTTTTTTTCGAGATTGGAATAAGTTCCATACAGTTCCAGCAGACCCTATTAACCCAAGCATAAAGGAAACATTTTCAAACGTAATGATTTCTTTAGCCGATCTTAAAATTGAAACAATTTGATTTATTTTAATCACCTCCCATATACAGGGAGTATATCACAAGAAAAGAGGTGAGTATATGTCTGAAAAAGAAAAAAGAATCATTGAAAAGCTGAAAGAAGCGATTCCTAATATGTCAGAGTTTGACAAGGGATACATTCTCGGTAAGACGGAAAGTTTTTCTGAGAATAAGTCTGATGATTCTGACCAGAAAGAAAATAAGAAAGGAGCATGAAATGAGTGAAGTTGATACTTACATCAAAGAAAATGCAGAAGTTCATCAGTTCGCCGCAGAGGTTGCGAGAATCATATCAGGCATTCCACAGATGCCGGAGTTCTCATCAGAGAGTATGAGCGTATCTGATGCGAGTCAACTGATCGGACTTCCTGTAACATCAATTAGAGCAGGAATTGTGTACGGATGGTTGCCGATTGGTGTGGCTGTGCAGAATAATAAACCAGCAAAAAGCCTTTCCGGTGGCCGAATCACATACATCATAAGCCCTAGGAAAGTCTATGAAGTAACTGGTCATGTCTGGAAAGGCAAAGCTGCTCTTAATAAGTGAGTGCCCCGGAGGGAGCCGAAACCTCCACCCCGGAGCTTTGCACCCACTAAAACGCCTTAGTGGATACAGGTTAATTATAAGCCTCTATCTGCTAATTGTAAAGACGAATAAATATAAATAAGGAGAAATTAGCACGATATGAGTGAAATTAGAAACGAAAATCAGCCAACATGGGCTGACATTGAAGTGGCACTTGCTACTGAGATTGTCGAGGAAAGCAAGAAGAAATCAAGAAAGTGGTTCACGGCATGGGTTGTGACAGCCGCCGCGCTGGTGGTGAGCAACCTTGCGTGGATTCTAGGAGGTATCAGTGAATAATCTGAAAAATATCATCTGTGCCGCACTGATCGGGAGCTTTTCCACGTTCCTTCCGTTCTGGCAGTGGGGTGGATCGGGCAGACAGCTTTTTGCGGCGGTGATGACAGCGGCAATCGTATATGGAATCCTCTGGGATATTGATACACCAGAGAGAAAGGAGAGTGGAGATGTTTGAGAAAGAGATTGACGAGATTTACGAACTTTGCAAAAGAGTTGTGAATGAGGCTCCGGCAGCAAGTATTACGTTTGAACATTCATCATACGGATTAAATGTAAGAGGAGTTAAAAGAAAAAAAATCATCGAAGTTCTCGGAAACGAATTCAATTGGGATTTGTATCAGACTATAAATTTTGATTATCTTTCTGAAAGAGAAATCCGCGAGAAGCTTAAGATAATCAAAACTTTTCTGTTGGAACTTCTGATAGATGGGAGGTGCCCGTTAAATGCTGAATCAGACAGAGCTGAAACTTCTGCCGACAATGGAACTGACAACAACAGTGAACGAGCTTCTGTCGGAATTGAACAGACGGAAAGCGTACATTCTTGACTGGGAGAACCCGGACATGTATCTGAATCATCTTGAGTATCATTGCGCTGGCGGAATCTTTCCAAGTGGCGAGCAGAATCCGGCGAGAGGAGATGGCTCTGACAATGTTTACTGTTTCTTTAGCGAGGTGAGAAAAGATGCAGGAGAGAATTGGTGAGATCCTTGCTCTAATAGACGAGCAGCTTTCTCTTGTAGCTGATAACTACATCGAAAGTTCATACAAAGCAAGAACACTAGCGAGCTACGTACAAGCTCTAAATGGGCTTTTGACGGCTCAGAAATCATATAAGGAGGAAAATATCAGTGAGTGAATTTGAAATCCGTATTCCGGCAAGAAAGAAGCAGCTGGCAACCGATAAGGATAACCCGGTCGTGAAAGTATCGCCAGGTGCTTACAACGCACTGGTCGAAATCTATAATGAATCAACCTTATCCATGAAGGATATCGCAAGTTTGCTGATTATTGAAGGCAGTAAGCATGTGGTTTATGACAAGGAGGAATAACAATGGCAACGCCCGTTTTAATTATTGGAAAATCTGGTTCTGGCAAGAGTACCAGTCTTAGAAACTGCCAGAATGAGCACTGGAATCTTATTAGAGTATTGAATAAACCACTTCCGTTTAAAGGAAAGATTGACGGATGGTTTACAGATGATTACCAACAGGTAATGAAGTGCCTGATCGCATCAAAAGCGGAGTCAATTGTAATTGATGATGCAGGATATCTTATCACGAATCATTTCATGAAGGGACACGCTTCTGCCGGAAAAGGCAATGCAGTGTTCGCTCTGTACAATGATATTGGAGACTATTTCTGGAATCTTATCCAGTTCATTGTAACAAAAGTACCGCAGAATAAAATTGTTTACCTTATGATGCATGAAGAAAAAGATGATTCCGGGGAAGTAAAACCTAAGACAATTGGTAAGCTTCTGGACGAAAAAGTTTGCATCGAGGGTATGTTTACCATCGTTCTTCGCTGCATCGAAGAGAGCGGCAAACACTTATTTGTCACTCAGTCCAGCCAGGGAGCAGTAAGTAAGTCCCCGATTGGAATGTTTGACAGTTTAACTATTGATAACGACCTTGCAGAGGTGGATAAGGTTATTAGAGATTATTATGAATTAGGGGGAACAGATAATGCAGAAACCAAATAATTACGATACTACACAGGCAGCAGGAGAATTTGAGCCGATTAAGCTCGGCGGACACAAAATGGTAATTAAGCAGGTATCAGAGAAAAAATCCCAGGGTGGGCTTGATATACTTGTTATCTTGTTTGATTTCGCAGAAGGTGATGAACAGGCGGGGTACTTTATGAAGCAGTTCGAAAAAGATATCCGTCCAGACAAGAAATATCCGAACGCCGGCACTAACTATATGGTCATTGACGAGAGTGTAGATTATGGTGTCCGTAACCTTAAAACATTTATCACATGCGTAGAAAAGTCAAATCCGGGATTTGCCGTTAAGTGGGGCGATAATTTCGGGCAGCAGTTTAAGGGAAAACTGATCGGCGGCATCTTCCGTCTGGAGAGAGACTGGTACGACAATAAAGAAGTAAAACGTCACAAACTTGCATGGTTCCGCAGCGTGGAAGGAATCAAAGATGCAGATATTCCGGAAGAGCGTACCACAAAGGCCTATGACGATCATCTGAAGGAAGAAGCTATCATGGGAGCAAGTCCGGCAGGTACGGACTTTATGAGTATTCCGGATAGTGTACAGGAAGAACTTCCATTTAATTAAAAGGATGTGTTTTTAATGGTTATACAAGTGGACACAAGGGAACATAAATCAGAATGGGAACGGATTCAGAGTCAGTTTGATAGCCTTGGAGTGCAGTATTTTCGCTCTAAATTGTATTGCGGCGATTATCAATCGCTGGATAATGCGAAACTCTGTATTGACCGTAAAAAAGATTTGCAGGAGCTTTGTGGAAATGTCTGCCAACAGCATGAAAGGTTCAAAGCAGAGCTGATTAGGGCGCGTGAAGCAGGTATTCAGTTGATTATCCTATGTGAGCATGGACCAGATATTAAATCAGTTGGTGATGTATATTTCTGGGAGAATCCACGAAAACATAAAGTTATCTGGAAGACGGTAAACGGTAAGAGAGTAAAGACTGTAATCTCTGACAAGGCTGTTGATGGCTGCCAGTTGTATAAATCTCTCTGCACAATCAGAGATAGATACGGAGTCCGATTTGAATTCTGTACAAAAGAAGAAACCGGGCGGCAGATCGTGGAGCTGCTGTCATGACTAAGGAAGAAATCAAACAGTCAGTGAAAATGTCGGAAATTCTTTCCAGATACGGACTAAGGCCGAATAGAGCAGGATTTATATGTTGCCCTTTTCATAAGGAAAAGTCAGCATCCTGCAAAATCTACGATGATTCCTTTTACTGCTTCGGATGTGGAATCGGTGGCGATGTGTTTGATTTCGTAATGCAATACGAATCCGTCCCTTTTAGTACTGCGTTTATTGAGCTGGGCGGCACTTATATATCAAAAAAAGGTAAAAGTCGTAACCAGATCAGACATGAAATGCGGGATATCAAAGCAAAAAAATGCAATCCTGCTCAGGTCCCAAACGAGCTTGAACAGGTAGAAAAGAACATACTTATGTACGAAACAGCACTAAAAACGTTCCCTCCTGATTCAGAAGAGTGGTATATGTGCCAGTTTAATCTTGAGAAAGAAAAAAGCAGACATGAATTGCTGTCTGTTAAGTCAGGAGGTGAGAAAAATTCTTGAAAACATTGAAAATTTACAAGCGCAAGACTTTATGGAAAAGCAGCTGTATGAAGAGCTTTTTTCAGTAAAAAGTAAAATCGACCGTTCGGAAATCAAATTCAAGCTGATGGACCGGGCAAAAAGTGTGAAAGCGAAGCATATAGCAGAAGAGTTCATAAAGGAATTCCAGAAAGCAGAGCAGGAAAAGGAAAAAGAAGAAAAAGCAAATCGTTCCATGCAGCTGGTTGAAAACATCACAAACTTTTATCCTGATTCTGTTGATAAGGAATATCCTAATATGGCTTGTGGCAGCTGGATAGCTACAGAGAATGGAATATTTTCTTCTGAAACATCTAAGGCGAGAGAACTTGTATGTCACCACCCGATCATGCCGATACGCCGACTGAAAAACATTGAAACAGGTGAAGAACAGATCACAGTGGCTTTTAAAAGGGATGGATATTGGACGGAAATAACTGTTCCAAAAATTGACATTGTGACCTCTAGAGCGATAACTAATCTTGCAAGGTTCGGCGTACAGGTTAATTCAGAGAACGCAAGGCTCCTTGTAAAGTATCTGGCAGATGTTGAAATGTACAATGCCGATATGATCGACATACAGCACTCTACAAGCAAGTTAGGATGGCATGGCAATGTGTTTGTACCTTACGACCTTTCGATCGTTTTTGACGGTGAATACCGCTTTAAAACACTATTCCAGAGTATACAGGAAAGTGGAGATTACTTCAAGTGGGTGACTCTGGCTAAACAGCTGCGGTCGTGCGGACGATTAGAGCCACGAATAGCACTGGCGGCATCTTTTGCAAGTGCTCTTATACAGCCGCTTGATGTGCTACCGTTCATCGTGGACTTCTACGGACAGACAGGCGGTGGAAAGACAGTGACAATCAATATAGCTGCTTCTGTTTGGGGAAATCCTGCGCCGGGAGCTTACGTTGGAAACTTTCGATCAACAGATACATCGTTAGAGACAAGGGCGGACATGCTCAATAACTTCCCGATGATTCTGGATGATTCAAAGAATGCTTCTCAGTATATCCGGGATAACTACGAAACATTGATTTACAATCTCTGTTCCGGCAAGGGGAAAGGAAGATCAAATAAGGACCTCGGAGCAGCTAAGGAGAATACATGGAGCAACGTGACCATTTGCAACGGCGAGAATCCTATTTCTGAATTTGCAGATTCCGGCGGAGCTATCAACAGAATTATTGAAATTGAGTGTTGCGAGGATATTTACGAGAATCCGGCAGAGATCAACAGCGTTGTCACGAAGAACTACGGCTTTGCTGGAAGAGTATTTGTCGGGAATCTCAAACAGTTCACATCGGACGATCTGAAGGAAATGAAAGTTGAAATTGAGAAAGGTTTTGACGGGTATGACTTTCCGGCCAAACAGGTAATGGCTATATCCACACTTCTGTTGGCTGACAAATTAGCTACAGATTTCATATTTAAGGATGGACGTGAGCTGACGGTCGAGGATGTTGTGGACATACCTACACGTAAAAAAGACGTATCTGAGGGACAGAGGTGTTATGAATTCATTCTTGAAAGTCTCTCAGTATACGGGCAGCACTTTGATGCGCAATTCAGCTGTGATCAGTGGGGATTTAGGGAAACGCCAGATGAGTATGGAGACGTATATGTATATTTTTATCCGAAGCCTCTTGAAAACCTTTTGAAGAACAATGGATTCTCAAGAAAAGCTTTCTCGGCTTGGGCGATTAATCGAGAATTAATCAAACATACAGGAAAGAGAGATACGGTATTAAAAAGAGACGGGGGAAGTGTGATGAGGCTTATTGCAGTAAAGATTGTCAACATAAGAAGCCTCGAAAATGAGCAAGAAAATGAGGTTATTGAAACTGGTTTTCTGCCAACTAATGCCGAAACAAATGTTCCGTTTTCATAATTTGTAACCATGTAACCGTTGTAACACGAAAAAAAACGTCCTATAGGAGAAAGTTTGAGAGTGTATAAAAAACATATACTCTAGTGATTCTCCTATATGAAAACCTTGGTTACATTGGTTACACGGTTACACACCTCTGAAACCCTCATAAAATAAGGGTTTGTGGCGTAACCAATGGGTTAAAAAAGTTGGTTACACATGGGTTACAAAATTAAAAAGTATATACAATTATATTTATTATAGCAAAATTAAGTGAATATTGTAAAAATATTTAGTTGACATAATTTTTACAAGGAGTGGTTACAAAATGAAAAAAGACGATCTCAATAAAAAGCAGAGATATGCGTTAGACACAATGTTATCTGGTAGTAATGTTTTCCTTACAGGAGATGCCGGAACAGGTAAGACAACAGTTATTCAGACATTCATTGATGAGGCGGAAAAAGCTGGTAAAAGCGTTCTGGTATCTGCTACTACCGGAATAGCTGCGGACAATATCGGATACGGGGCGACTACCGTGCATCGAGCACTGAATATCTCAATTAAGTTTGAGGATTACAAGAAAAAAGTGAAATCCAGATCTGAACTTTTAAAAGAAGCAGATGTTCTTATCATTGATGAAATCAGCATGTGCCGGTTCGATTTGTTTAATATGATTGCGAAGACGATCATCACAGAAAATGAGGATAGAGCCGTTGAAAGATTATTAAAAGGCAGTGACAAGGAAGATGTGCAGCTTATCATAATTGGTGACTTCTATCAGCTCCCCCCAGTAATTACGACAGATGATCGCAAAATCCTCTGCCGGATGTATGGATCTGATTATGGAAAGGGTGGAAAGTACGAACACGGATATGCTTTTATGTCTGAATACTGGAAAGATATGTCATTCGAATATATTAAGCTTGATGAAGTATGCAGGCAGAATGATGAAGGATTTAAATATGTTCTGAATGATATCAAATATGGCAACAATATCCGTAAATCAATCGCATACTTGGAGAATAACGAATCAAGCAAAGTAATACCAGAAGCACCGTTCCTGGTTGGAACTAATGCTGAAGCTGATCGGATTAACAATACCTTTCTTGGCAAGTTGGATAAAAAGACGGAAAAAATATTCCATGCAGCAGTTGACGGAGATTTGACATCTGCCGATATCAAAAATATTGCATTTGCCAGAGAAGACTTGACACTGAACATCGGTGCAAAAGTGATAATTACCGTCAACGATCTGTCCGGTAATTATGTCAATGGAACGATTGGCATTATTCAGAAAATTATGGACAATGGAGAATTTGAAGAATCTTATCTGGTTATCAAGACTGATAAGGGTAAAACAGTTAACTTGTACAGATACAGCAAAGAAATTGAAAAACAGGTTATTGAGGAATCTGAACAGGAAAAAGGCGGTCAGAAGATCGTAAAAGAGAAGATCGTCCGCAAGAAAGTCGGATCATTTTCTCAGTTCCCAGTAAAGCTCGCTTGGGCGATCAGTATTCATAAGTCACAGGGACAGACATTCGAGAAAATCAATATTGATCCTTGCTGTTGGGATCCAGGACAGTTCTACGTGGCTGTTTCCCGGGCGAAATCAGCAGACGGCATACATTTTATCAGACCAATAAAACAAAGCTATATCAAGGCGTTTAGCAAGGATAACAAGAGACTTCTTGAACAGAGCTTCGAGGTAGAAGAGGGGGTATAAGCATGAGAGTAACGCATGAGCAGATACCAAACACTATTAAGTTCTTGCAGATTGACTTCCCGGCGCTGGTCCTTCAAACTGCCGGAATTGAAGAAAACGATGAATACTGGCAGCAGGCGACAGAGCAGATTTATATCGTGTCAGAAAAATATCGAAAAAACGGGTTTGTGGATCACATGCTGTTAGCTTATGCAGACTATCTTGAAAAAATGTTTAAAAGAGCGCAGAGGATGAAAAAGGAGCGTGAGAAAAATGTACAAACAGAAGTATAAAGAAGGTCAGCAGATCCATAAAGACATATATCTGTACATCTGCCGGTATGTCAAAAAACATCGGTACGCACCGTCTTACAAAGAGATTGCTGACGGCGTCGGCGTATCAAATGCCACAGTGCTTCGCCACATGGACATGCTGCGGACAGATGGACTAATCGAAACAGATCATCCGAAGACACCGAGAGCGTTCCGGCTGACAGGATATGAGTTCGTAGCAAGGAGGAAGAAGCATGAAACTGTATGAGCTGTTCAAAGGTACTGAATACGTTGGAGAGTTCACCCTTGACGAGATCGCAAGTATCACAGGAGCGCATCGGAGCGCACTACTCAACAGCGTGGCGCGCGGCGTTCTCGTAAATGACTTGTGGGACGTCTCTCCGGCTTACGATCGGACTTTAAACCGGAATGACGACAGTTCATTGCTTAAGCAGTTTGAAGCTGTTACAGGGCAAATCAGGAGGTGCGTGAAGCGTGAGCAGTAAACTTAAAGCAAAGCCACGAAAGCAGAGACTTCCTCTAGCTCAGCCCAATCAGGCAGCACAGGCATTTGGGCGAGCAATGATTAACTGCCATAGTCAGATTAAAAGTATGGAGAAAGAAGCTTACGAAAACGGATTCAACGATGGGGAAGATTGGGCTGATACGATTAATGTCGTTACGACCATGATGGCCCTGAGACGTTTATATGGCTTTTCTACGAAACGTTTACTCACAGTCATGCAGACTGCTAACGAGTACGTTAAAATGGCAAATAGGGGCGAAATGAGCGTCCTGAGCATGATGCAGGACATTGAGGAGAACACAGATGTAATATTTGATGAGATGAATAAGAATCTGGTTAAGAAGATGGGAGTATAAAATCATGTACCAACTGCACAATAGCGTGTCAGTTGCTTACATGGGGAAAGTGAGGATGGAAAATGGATAAATTAAAACCATTAAAACCGTGTCCGTTTTGCGGAGGAAAGGCAGAAATGCTGATTAATGAATATAACGATTCAAAAAAAGAATATCTTGTAGCTTGTACAGAATGCGATGGAATGGTGGAACGCTGGAGAGAAACAGAGGAAGAAGCCGTAGAACAGTGGAACAGGAGAATAAGTGATGAGGAGGACGCGAAATGTTAATCAGAAGTCAGGATAAAGAAGCATTAATCAATTTCAACAATTCAATCGTAGTCAACACCATGGTGGATATTGGAGGGGTAACGAAGATGTTCTGCTCATATTCATGCGATGATTATGTTATCGGGCATTATTCATCAAAAGAAAAAGCCATGAAGGTACTGGATATGATTCAGGAAGCCTATGTAAATGGACATATTGATTATCAGATGCCAGAGGATAGTGAGGTAGTTGTATGATTACGTTTTTATTAGGATTCACCCTTGGGACCATATTCGGCGTGACCGGACTTGTATGTGTAGCAATCATGTACGATAAGCACCACCCAGACGAATAGAAAGGAGAACGGTATGCTGACAAGGAATAAAAAACTGAAAGACTACGGTATTCCGGCAGAGGATATTGAAAAACTGAATACGATGCTGAAAGACTTCCCGGCAGAGTACGGATACCTGCTTTCCGGTGCCGCCTTGTCAGCTTGCCCGAAAAACACGGTGATAGCGGATATGGTTATTGAGAATATTTTGCACCGGAAAAGTTACAGAAAAATCAGCAAAGAAAGATATATCCCGATGAACCCGAAAGACTTCTACGGATACAGACGCAAGACCGTCGCTGTACTGTATGAGAGGATGAGGTTATTGGGAGTGTGGGAGGATGAGAGATGAGCAGACTGATTGATGCAGACGATTTAATTGAATATATTAAAATCTGGGAAATTGGAAATAGTATTAGTTCCGACCAAAAAGAGTTTATTGACTGTATTAATAGACAACCAACAGTTTTTGATGTAGATGAAGTTGTTCAACGGTTGGAAATGTTAATCGAAAATAAAGTTTCAGAATCGGGTGACGATTGGTATACAGCTCAATGTCTGAATGAAGCAGTTGATATCGTGAAAGGCGGTGGAGTTGAATGAGTAAATCAGTATTAGTGATTGATACACCAGAAAACTGCGGAAAATGTAAATTTATAAGTGAATTTTGGTGCAGAGCAATGGGCGCCAGGAGAGTTCCAAACAATGATGTAATTCCTGATTGGTGTCCACTTATGGATTTGCCAGAAAAAGATAATGGAGACTATCCAGCTAATACGTCTGATGCTAGCTTTGTGGAGGGCTGGAACCAGTGTATTGATGAGATTACAGGAGGAAATTATGATGATTGATTTAAAAAAAACATGCGTGCTAGTTAGAACACCAGAAGAGAACGAGAAATTACTTAAAGAAGCTGAAAAGCAGGGAATTACGTGGAAAGGAAGATGCTATTGTAAACCATTAAAAGAACAAACATTTCCAAATATTTTAAAAATTTTCAAAGATAAAAGTATTGTTCATAATTCATATATTGACGCAAATTTTGCTTTCTACGAAGCATCAGAACTTTTCGGCACGAAAAAAATGACTGCAAGAGAGTTTGCTGATAGAATTGCTGATTTAGGCAACTGCAATGGACGTAACTGTTCGGAATGCGTATTGAACAAAGAGAACAATAAGTGTAAGTGTAATTTGTGCGATATATCTGACTGGAAAGACAATATTGATGAACTTCTCGAAATTGTGGCATCAGGCAAAGCTACAGTCTTATCATCAGAAGAGAAAGCAATTGATACTCTTGAAAATTTTATCGAGAAACTAGGCCGTGCAGCGTTAAATGATGAATTTATAGAGGCGTTGAATCTGGCGGTGGAGAAGATGAAAGAGGTGAAGTAGATGAGCAGACTGATTGATGCAGATAAGATCGATTTTAACGAAGTTTTTGTTGGTGCAAGTGAATTTGCACAAGACACAAGAAATGCGGCACAAATGTTGATTGATAATCAGCCGACAGCTTTTGACGTTGATAAGGTTATAGAACAGTTGGAACAAAGAAGAGCAAATTTTGATTGTAAATCATGTAAATACAATGATGGTGAAAACACAATATGCAGTGAAGATTGTTCAGATGCACTTATTGATGATTTAATCAAAATTGTGAAGGAGGGTGGATTGAATGAGAGAAATTCTTTTCAAGGCAAAGCGGATTGATAACGGCGAATGGGCCGGAACCAGTGTATTGATGAGATTCAGGAGGTGAAGTAGATGGAGAGATTAACAAAGATATCCGAAATAGGCAATGCGTATTATCCTAAATGTTTTGAAGAGCCATGTTGCGGAATGGGAGAATGCTTAGACGATAATTGTAGTCTTATGATTGACGCTTGCAAAAAGCTGGCAGAATACGAGCAGTTGGAAGAACAGGGCTTGCTTGTGAGATTACCGGTTAAAATTGGTGATGATATTTATAAGATTCCGAGCAAAGCAAATTATGATTTAAATGTCCTGAATGGATATAAAGCAAATAACAGAGTGTATCATCAAAAAGTTTACAGCATTGTATTTTCACAAAGAGGATGGTTCGTACAGTGTGATAAAGACAGTATTCATGCCCCGAACGTTATTTGCCTTGACGTAGAATACGGAAAAACATGGTTTCTCACTCGCGAAGAAGCTGAGAAGAAGTTGGAGGAGATGAAGAATGGCTGAATATGTTAAAAAGTCAGATGTAATAAAAATCATGGAAAATAATTCTCACATGATAGAGGTATTTGGAGTTAAAAAGAAAATGATTGACGGATTCGCAATGTGTTGTGATTTCGCAGATCTGGAAACTGTCGATATTGATGAGGACGATTTGGAAAAACAGATTCCAAGGAAGCCAATTGATAAAACAAAACCAGATGATACCGCAAGCCTTGCTTATGAAAATTGTAATATTATTGTCTGCCCAACCTGCGGCGGACGGTTGAAACTGAAATCAAAAGGGAAATATTGCGATAAGTGTGGACAGAAATTAGATTGGGGAGGAAGTGAAAAACCATGACAGACAAACCTACACCAGACATAACCCCGCAACTCGCCATATCAGCATTCACAGTACTGCATCAATATTGCAGCTCAATCAGTCCACATGACTGCATCAGATGCACATTTTACGAACATTGCCCGGAATGCTTCATGGGATGCCCGGGAGATCAGGGCGAGGTAATCAGAAAATTACAAAGCAACGAATAAAATTAGAGAGTCGGTATTTACCGGCTCTTTTTTAGTACAAAATTCCTCAAACATGTACCACAACTTTTTCACTGACCTGTGATAGAATATACTCAGAAGTGTTACTATGGGGTTTTATAGCCAGAAATGAGGTGATAATATGGCGAACTTAAAAGCAGTTACAAGAAAACTTCAAAAAGCTATATTATCCACCGGATTAATCATAAAAATCGGAACATCACAATTCTACAGCCATGAGCAGGAGCGATTAATTACAGTAACGATCATATCAACGCCAGTGTTTAGACCAACAAAACGTGGCGAATGGAAAGATTGTGATTACGAAATACTCCGAACTGCATCCCAGTATGATGTAGTCATGTGCCTAAAAGAAATATGGGAGGCAGTCAGAAAATGAGGATAGACAGAGGTGATTAGATGGACTTAACGCCTAAGCAGAAAGCGTTTGCAGATGAATATATAAAGAATGGCGGAAATGCATCTGATGCCGCGAGAAAAGCTGGATATGCCGAGAAAAACGCAGAAGTAATAGGAGCACAGAACTTAAGAAAACTTAATATTTCTTCCTATATAGCTAAAAAACAGTCTCTCATCGAAAAACAAAAAGGCACTGACATTATGTCTCTGGCAGAAATTCAGCAACGCCGTTCCATGATCGCAAGGGGTGAGCTGACTGATTCATTCGGATTTGCTCCGGATTTCTCCGATCAGCTGAAATCTATGAATGATCTGGAGAAAACGCTTGCTATAAAAGAAGCCAGAGAAGAACAGAAGAAAGCAGAAGAAAAAGCCAGATTGAAAAGTGAATATCATATTGATCTGGATATTGTCCCGGACGTATTTCATAAAATGATTAGAGATATCCGGAAAAAGAAACATAGCGAATACATTCTTCCTGGCGGACGTGGCTCCATGAAATCCTCGACTATATCTCTGATTATACCGGAACTGTTGAAGAATAATCCGAATATGCACGCTCTGATCCTGCGAAAAGTCGGAAACACTATCAAGGATTCTGTTTATGCTCAGATGAAGTGGGCCATTGATAAATTAAATCTAAATGAGGAATTTGTGTGCAAGGTATCTCCTATGGAGATTACGTATAAGCCCACCGGACAGAAGATTTACTTTCGTGGTGCTGACGATCCATTAAAAATTAAGTCAATTAAACCAGAATTTGGATATATCGGAATAGTCTGGTTCGAGGAACTTGACCAGTTCGCTGGACCGGAAGAAATCCGTAATATTCAGCAGTCTGCTATTCGAGGCGGAAATGAAGCATATAAATTCAAATCGTTCAACCCGCCTAGGAGTAAAAACAACTGGGCGAATGAGTACACGGCAGAAGCAGAAGAAAAAGATGATAGTGCGCTGGTTGTACATAGTACCTATCTTAATCTTGATATCGAACAGGAATGGCTCGGAGATATATTCCTTGCTGATGCCGAACATCTGAAAGAAGTAAACCCGGATGCTTACGAAAATGAGTATTTAGGAAAAGCTAACGGAAATGGCGGAAATATCTTTGAATACATCGAAGAAAGGACCATCACAGACGAAGAAATCAGTCGCATGGACAAAATATTTCAGGGGTGTGACTGGGGATTTTTCCCTGATCCGTATGCTTTTATTCGTTTGTATTACAATCATAATACTGAAAAGATATATCTCATTGATGAAATTTACGAAAATAAATGGAGCAATAGGAAATCAGCAGATGAGATTCTAAAAAGAAAATACGATGATTATACTATTACTTGCGATTCTGCCGAACCTAAATCAATTAATGATTATAGAGACTTTGGACTTCCAGCAAGGGGCGCGATAAAAGGGCCTGGAAGTGTGGAGTATTCGATGAAATGGCTTCAGACAAGAACTATTGTTATTGACCCTAAGAGAACGCCAAACGCTTACAAAGAGTTTTCAGAGTATGAATATGAAAGAGACAAAGATGGAAACGTTATAAGTGGATATTCTGACGAGAACAACCATTTAGTCGATGCCTGTAGGTATGCAACAGAATCATTATGGAGGAGAAGAGGGACCAATGCTTAAAAGAGGATATAGTCTAAAATATAGACGAATATATAAAATATGGCAAGGGATTCGCCAGAGATGCAATAATCCCAACGACAAAGACTATGAGGATTACGGTGGGCGAGGGATAAGGGTTTGCGAAGAATGGAATAAAAGCTCAGAAGCGTTTGTTCGATGGGCATTAGAAAACGGATATGCTGATAATTTAAGTATTGACAGAATAGACACAAACTCAGGCTATTCTCCAGAAAATTGCAGATGGGCAACATGGACGCAGCAAGCAAGAAACAAAAGAATGGAAAAAATAAATTCAACTGGTGTTACTGGTGTTTCCATGGACAGAGGGAAATATAGAGCAATAATCTATGTGAATAATAAAAAAGTTGATCTAGGCAGGCATAACACGCTTGAAGAAGCAGCAGAAGCACGTAGACAGGGTGAGATAAAATACTGGGGCGTGAGTGCATAATGGGACTTATAACAACACTAAAAAGGTGGTTTAACATGATTTTCAAAAAACAAGCCGAAGAGGATTTCAACATCCAGGCAGCAGAGTTTCCAGAGATGGAAGCACTGATTAACCGGTGTGCGAACATCTATAGGGGCGCGCCGGAATGGTTAGATGATAAGAATAATATCAAGACGATTAATTTTGCTAAATCTGTCTGCTCAGAAACAGCTCGGCTCGCAACACTGGCAATCGGCATTCAGATTGATGGTTCCGCAAGGGCTGCGTGGCTACAGGAGCAGATAGATAAAGTATATTTCCAGATACGCCACTGGGTAGAATATAGCTGTGCTTATGGAACGGTTTTCATCAAGCCGAACGGTGAGAGTCTTGATGTATTTACTCCGGCAGATGTGATGATTGTGGATTACGACAATCAGGAAATCAAAGGGATTATATTTAAGGATTCTTATACAGTTGGACGGAAATACTATACACGGCTTGAATATCATCGTTTTGTTGAGACTACGATAGATGACGTAACGACCTATCCGTATTATGTTTCCAACAGAGCTTACGTGTCGAAATCCCCTCAGAGCATCGGAGATAAAATTGACCTTAAACAGACCAAATGGGCTGACCTCATGGCAGATACGCCGCCGATACTCAAAGCAAACGGTGAGAAGCTGGACGGGCCATTGTACGGAGTACTACGGACACCACAGGCGAATAATGTAGATATCAGTACGCCACTTGGCTTGCCGATATTCGCAGAAGCTATTGAAGAGCTGAAAGACCTGGACATTGCATACAGCAGAAATGCTGGAGAGATTTTTGATTCTCAAAAGATTGTTCTGGCAGATGATAGACTGCTGATGCCAAGTGGTACGCCTGTATCAGCCATGTCACCACAGAGTATGAAAAACAGACGGAATGAGATGAACTTACCGCACTTTGTCAAGAATGTGTTCGGGCAGGACGAGAAAGAGTTTTACCAAGAAATTAATCCACAGCTCAACACAGATACCCGTATAAGCGGCATAAATGCCATTTTAAGCCAGTTGGGGTACAAGATTGGATTCTCCAACGGGTATTTTGTTTTTAACGAATCTAGCGGTATTCAGACAGCTACAGGAGTAGAAGCGGAACAGCAGAGGACAGTGCAGTTCATTAAAGACGTTCGAGACAAACTGGAATCCTGCCTGAACGAAGTTATCTACGCACTGAACGTTTACGCCGACCTGTACGGACTTGCACCTGTTGGAGCCTATGAAGTCAATTATGATTTCGGAGACATTCTCTATGTCAGAGAAAACGATCGCGCAAGATGGTGGCAGTATGTGACTACTGGCAAGGTTCCGGCATGGCTGTATTTCGTGAAGTTTGAAGGAATGACTAAGGAAGAAGCGAAAGCAATGGTTAAAGAAGCTCAGCCAGACGAGCCAACATTATTTGGAGATGAGTAGTTATGCTAAGCCCAGAATATTTACGACAGATAACAGAGGGCAGTGAACAAATTGCAGAAGAATTGCATCAATATATCATCTCTGAGATCGTGTCAAGGATGATGGCAAGAATCGGCAGAGGTGAAGAATATATCCTGACTAATGCCGATGCGTGGAGAATCAGAACGCTACAGGAATCCGGCGAACTGTTAGAGGACATTCTGACGGAACTATCCAAATATACCAAACGTGAACAGCGGGAACTTATTGAAGCGTTTGAGGATGCCGGAATCACTGCAATGGACTACGATGACAAGGTATACAAGGCGACAGGATTAAGCCCTGCACCACTCGAACAGTCTCCGGCTATGATAAGGCTCATGGAGCGGAATATGCTTGCAACCATGGGCGAGTGGAAGAACTTTACAAGAACCACTGCAAGTGCCGCTCAGAGGCTCTATATCGAGCAGTGTGACCTTGCATATAATCATGTGATGACAGGGGCAGTTGGGTATACGCAAGCCATTAAAGAGGCGGTTAATAATGTTGTGGGCGATGGTGTGACTGTCACATATCCATCTGGTAGAAAAGACACGATTGAAACAGCAGTTGCACGTTCTGTTAGAACTGGCGTAGCACAGGCTACTGGCGATATATCGCTAAAACGCATGGAAGAAATGGACTGGGATTTAGTTCTGGTCAGTGCGCACATAGGAGCCAGAACAGGCGACGGAGGTCAGAATCCGGGAAATCACTCGTTTTGGCAAGGCAAGATATACTCTCGCTCTGGAAAGAGTAAGAAATTTCCACCGTTTTCATTGACCGGATATGGGACAGCAAGCGGACTGTCAGGAGTCAACTGTCGGCATAGTTTCGGAGCCAGTGACGGGGAATTTAATCCTTATGCGGAACTATCAGCACAGGATAAAGCCGACAAAGGTAAACAGTACGAAAAAGAACAGCGACAACGTACTTATGAGCGGAGAATCCGAAAAACGAAGCGCGAAGTCCTCGGAATGCAAGCAGCGGTTGATAACTGCAAGGACGAACAGGCGAAATTCGCACTCCAGCAAGACCTTGACCGGAAGTCTTATCTTTTACAGAAACAAAATGCTGCATACAAAGATTACTGCGAGCAGAACGACCTAAGAGAACTGCAAGACCGCCTTATGATAGCGAAATGGAACCGCCAGAACGCCGCAAAAGCCAGAGGAGCGGCAAAACGATATAAAACAGCAAAGGGGATTGACTGATGGACAGATGGGAATATTTCAATCCTAATCCTATTAAGGGTAAGAGAACCGGAGATTGTGCTGTCCGGGCAATATGTAAAGCAACCGGGTTCGACTGGGAAACGGTATTCGCTGGATTAATGATACAGGCGTGTGCTCTGTCAGATATGCCAAGTGCAAATTATGTCTGGGGAGCGTATCTGTATAAGCATGGATACAGACGCAAGCTGATTGAACAATCAGAGCGATATATCTATACAGTCAACGACTTCTGTACAGACCATCCGACAGGCACATACATTCTCTGCATAGATGGTCATGTGGTGACAGTGCAAGATGGCAAATATTTTGACACATGGGATTCCGGTAATGAGATTCCAGTATATTACTGGGAAAAGGAGTAGCTAAATGAGCATATCAGAATTTGTACAGATTTTCCTCTCTATCTGTGGAGGGGTGTCCATTGTCGGAGGGGCGGCAGCCGTAATCTTTAAGTGGATTACTCCGGCATTTCGACTTAATAAGCGAGTAGAGACACTGGAAGAACATGACAAGCGAGATTATGAAAGTCTTCAGAGAATTGCAGAACGAGATTCATTAATTCTGGAAGTGTTATCAACCATGTTGGACAGCCAGATCAGCGGAAATAACGTCGAGGAATTAAAAAAAACAAAACAGAAGCTTACAAATTATCTTGCGCAGAATCAACGTTAATTGCATTAATAAGGGGTATGCTCATGAAATTATATGTGTTCACTAAGAAAGATATAGATAGATTTTTGACAGAGTGTAATTTCACGCCGGACGAAGAAAAGCTATTCCGACTGAGATGCAAGGAATATACGCTCGAATACTGCGCTGAACAGATGAATGTGAGTATATCCACGGCGAAACGATTAAGCCGCCGGGTGAATAATAAAATAATCAAAGTATGCTGATACGATAAAAGCCCCGGAGATTATCCAAGGGCTTTTTTGCAATAAGACTATTAATTTTTTCATCATTATGGTATAATATCGTTGTCGCTTGCAGAGGATGTTCTGTAAGTGGAGTGACCAACAATTCCGGTCGCCGAGGGTTGAAACAATAATTTTAAGTGTAAAGAGCTGGTTTTCGGCTCTTTATTCTTTCGCATTTTTCCCGTCCCCGTAACATTTGTAAAACGCCACTGTAAGCTCCGCCAGTTCCTGCGGCATAAGCTTTTCTTTTAAGCTGTCCGGAATACGGCTGTAGTTTGCTCGGAATGTATCAGAACATCTACCGATACTGCAAGCCTTCTTGACTTGTTCGAGCTTGTACATCGCTCCAAGTTCTTCCATACTGATTTCTCCAGCGTTAACGGATTCCCGTCCTTCTTTTGTTAAAATAGACATTGCCTCTTTCTTATTGATAATTCCGATTCCATTAATTCTCATGATATTTTCCTCCTTTTTATAAAATGCGATATCTCACGATATCTTCAACTTTCTCAGGACTTCCATACCAGTATTTTTCGTCTGGATTCCATTTAAGCCCAAATTCTTTTAAAGTCTTTCTACAATAAAAAGTATTTCCAGAAACGACTCCATCGCCAAGATTAAAAAGAACTTCGCGTCCGTCAAGGCAAGCGTTGAAATATTTGCCAAGTTTTGCAAGCTTGAGATCTTCTTTGGCTTTTTCCCATGCTCTTTTAAGTGCTACAGAAATAGTGCATTTACACTGTCTTACGATACTCCATGCATTCTTCATGATTTCTGATTTGTTATACTTCATAACGCTTACCTCCTAAATAATTTCTTGTTCCTCTTTCTGATATTATAATATCACTCAACGGGTGATATGTCAATACTTTTTTGAGCTGTTTTAAAATTGATTTCCATGCAAGAAAAAATCCTGGAGCTTTACTTTTATTGATAAACATAGTAATCTGCGATATTATAAATTGGGCTATTTTTATTATTCTTCTATTTTTTTAATATCTTCTCTTACAACTCTCTCAAGCAAACTAATAACATACTCTGGAGGATTGCGTTTGCCACCATCCCAGTTTTCGATGCTCCTTTTAGGAATACCGTATTTTTCAGAAAAAGCTTGCTGTGTAAGTCCAGATAACGTTCTGATTTCGTGAAAATCAAGAGGATTTGAAGAAACTTTTTCGGGAAAAACATCCTCCTCTCTCACCTGATAAGAAAAGAATCCCATCGAGGACGGAAGGATCCTGAAATAGAACACCTCATTGCCTTCTTCTGTCCAGGTTTGCTGCAAAAATATTTTTGAGCGCTGTTCATCTAATGCAAACTTTTCATCTGAATCAGAATAAACAGCATAAGAACATAAATTTCCTGTGTCAGTTTTTATTCTTTTCATTTCATCATAGATAAATCTAGTTCTGACATATCTAACTATACTATATACTTGTTCTATTTTAAGATTTGGAAATAAAATTCCAATCTGTTTATATGTCCTGTTCCAAAAACGCATATTATATTTAGCATCTAGTTCTATTGATACATCACTATAACCATTACTACAAACTGACAGAAGATGATACACTGTATCAATTATTTCCTTATCATTGATTGGAGAAATTAATTCTGCATTATCTGGAAAATCAAATGGTAAAAGATTTGACTTCTCCTGATTCTCAAGATCGTGTTTTACCATGTTCAAAAACTCTTCATAATCGTATTTTTTTAACATCTTATTTTCTCCCCTTTCTTTTTTCTTTCATCATAATACTTTAGTGCTTCATAAAAATTGTCTTCGCACCAACCTCCTTCGTCATAGAGTATTTCAACCCATTTTGCCTGTGGATTTCTTGGTTTTACGGCATATTCACGGTTATTAATAAACCAACTTGCTTCTGTAATAGTGAATAAAATGCTCACCGTGTTCTTTACTCTTTCTAACCTTTTAGTGCTGCTATTAGATTTATGATATTCAACAAGACTGTTTCCGTACTCGATCATCTTCTTGCGAATATCCTCAGCCCAGGCAATCTGTTTTGAACTGCCAACCAGTTCCGGTAATTCTTTACACATATTCTTTGCTTCCTTCCATGCTTTCTCGTTCCTCTTTCTGATATTATAATATCACTCAACGGGTGATATGTCAATACTTTTATGACACTTTTTTGAACTTTTTAGATTGATATATCTATGCAAAAATATAGCTATAGAAAGTCATAGAATAAGTCATAGAATAAGTCATAGGAGGTGTACGAGATGGCATTATATAATAATCCTTATCAATATAGTTTTGGTGTTCCGGGACAGATGAATCAGTTCCAGCAACAGCCTGTCCAGATGCCAGCTCAACCAGTACAGCAACCCCAGCAGAATAACAATGGCATCCTGTGGGTATCTGGCGAAGTCGGTGCAAAATCCTATCTGGTAGCACCCGGGACAAGTGTTTTGCTAATGGACAGTGAAAGTGAAAAATTCTTTATAAAATCCACAGACGTTTCCGGCATGCCACAGCCATTACGGACATTTGAGTATCATGAGGTAGGCACTCAGATGCCACCTAAACAGCCTGCTCAGAACATGGACAATAAATATGTCACTAGACAGGAATATGACGATTTAAAGGGCAAATATGAAGCTATCATAAACCGATTAAATTCTTTTTCTGAACCTGTTAGGGCTAATACCGTGCAGGAATCAGCAGTCAAGGGAGGAAACGCAGATGAGTAATCCATTATTTAATGCACTTGGTGGCGGGATGCCACAGGGAAACGGGCCAATGCAGATGATACAGCAGTTTATGCAGTTTAAGCAGAATTTTAAGGGAGACCCGAAAGCAGAAGTTGAGAAGATGTTGCAATCTGGGAAGATTTCCCAGCAGCAACTTAATCAGGTTCAGCAGATGGCAGGACAGTTTCAAAATCTGCTGAAGAATATGAGATAGTACACTACAATCTGGCCAGATTGATGTAAATACACAATAAAGGAGATTATATTATGGATGGAAATTATAGCTTAGCAGATATTGCCGCTGCTACTGGAAACGGTAGAAATAATGACGGCATGTTTGGCGGAGATGGCGCATGGTGGCTTATCGTGCTTTTCTTGTTCGTATTCTGCGGATGGGGAAACAACGGCTGGGGCAATAATGGCAATGGCGGCGGATATGCAGCCACAGCAGCTACTCAGGCAGATATCCAGAGAGGATTTGACAATTCCGCGGTGATCAGCAAGCTTGACGGAATCAACAACGGCCTCTGCGATGGATTCTATGCAGTGAACAACGGTATGCTTACCGGATTCAATGGAATCAACACAAACATCATGCAGACCGGCTTTGGGATCCAGCAGGCAATTAATGCTGATACTGTAGCGAATATGCAGAACACAAACGCACTCCAGGCACAGCTTGCGAACTGCTGTTGCGAAACCAGAGAAACAATTCAGGGCGTAAACTACAATATGGCACAGAATACCTGCGCATTGCAGAATACGATGAACAGCAACACAAGAGACATTATTGACAGCCAGAATGCAGGAACAAGAGCGATTCTTGATTATCTCTGCAATGAAAAAATTTCTAACCTTCAGGCTGAAAACAATGACCTCAGACGTGCTGCATCTCAGGACCGTCAGAGTGCATTGCTCACAACTGCAATGGCTTCTCAGACACAGCAGCTTATTAATGCGATTAATCCAGCACCGATCCCGGCATATCAGGTTCCTAACCCGAACACATTTTATGGATGCGGATGCAACACCGGATGCAATTGCTGATAACTTCATATTGAGAGTATCTTTCGATTGATTCGGATGTCGGCTTATGCCGTATTACACAGAGGGGCAGGCTGAGACCTGTCCTTTTGTGATATGAAAGGAGTATTTTTATGGCAGAATTTACAAGTGTAGCTGCTCAGACTGTAGCAGTAAATGGAAACGTAGTATTTTCAAACACAGCAGTTAAGGGTTCTAACTGCATTCAGCACAGAGAGGGAAGTGGAATTATTACACTGAGAGGACTGACTAATCAGTGTAAAGCAAGATTCTTCGTGGATTTTTCTGGTAATATCGCAATTCCAACAGGCGGTACTGTTGAAGCTATTTCTCTGGCTATTGCAATCTCTGGCGAACCGGTTCTTTCTTCTCAGATGATTTCCACACCGGCAGCAGTAGACCAGTACAACAATGTGTCCTCTGGCATCTATATTGATGTGCCTCGCGGATGTTGCGTTAACATCGCAGTAGAGAACACAAGCGATCAGGCAATTTCTGTTGCGAACGCAAATATTATCGTGACCAGAGAAGCGTAGGAGGTGTGATTATGAGAGATATTAAAGACTTATGCGCAAGAATCGAAGATGAACTGTCCAAAATCGCTGATAATGGGCTAAACACTGGAAATCTGGAAATGACATACAAGCTGATTGATATGTACAAAGATATCAAGAATACGCAGTACTGGGACAAAAAGGTGGAATATTACAACACTGTCCTTGATGAGATGCGTGGTGGATACAATGACGATTACAGCGAACGCGGAAGAAAGCGCGACAGCATGGGGAGATACAGCTCAAATGACGGCAGGATGATGCCGGATTACGACAGGGGTAGTTCTTATGCCAGACGTGGTGAGCATTATGTCAGAGGGCATTACAGCCGTTCTGACGGACGAGATGCTTATGACGACTATATGACACAGAAACAGAGCTATCGTTCCGGCAAATCTGAGGACTGCAAAAGAAAGATGCTTGCTGCTCTGGAAGAACACCTGGACGAACTCACAACAGAAATGAGCGATATGTCCAAGGATGCGGAGTGTCGGGAAGAACGTGATCTTGTCAAGAGATACGTGGAAAAACTCCGGGATATGCTCTAATTGGCTAAAACATGTACCACAACTTTTGGAAAGGTTTGTGGTACAATGTATTTATGAGGAAGATTCGTAAGTGGTTTCCGCCACTTGACATAGACATTTTTCATTGATTCCTCCTTTCTCGGGTGCGTGTCCTTAATAGAAAATGCAGTGGCCGGATTGTCACATAAGATGCATGAGGTTGAAAAGCGGATGCAATTTCCGACACGTGCCATTACTGTCTATATGACTTGCTCGCTCGCATAGACAGTACGCACCTCCTTGTAAAAGGTAAATGGGCGGACAGGCGCCCGGAACAACTCGTGGCAGGCATGACACGTTAAACACCTTGCTAACCCGGGAATCCGGGTTGACGAAATGTAGCTCAGGTGGAAGAGCGGAGGACGCATAGTCCTTGACGTCGGTGGTTCGAGTCCACCCTTTTCGATTACCTTGCCAGTGGTCTAACTGGCTTAATCCATACCTGCGGCGGCAGGTCAATAAACACGACCAGGAGGATATGTATGCAGAAACTTATTGACACATTAAAATCATTTGGAATCGAGATCCCGGAGGACAAACAGGCAGATGTGAAGAAAGCACTCTCTGAGCATTATAAGAACGCTAAAGAGGTAACGAAAACCCTGTCAAAAATTGAGGGTGAACGTGATGACTGGAAAGAACGTGCTGAGACAGCAGAGGAAACCCTGAAAGGTTTTGACGGTATCGACCCGGCGAATGTTAAGACCGAGTTAGAGACTTGGAAGCAGAAAGCGGCAGATGCAGAAAAAGAGTTTAATGCAAAAATCTATGACCGTGATTTCTCAGATGCTCTGAAAGCAGCACTCGACGATGTTAAGTTTTCCAGTGAAGCGGCTAAGAAGTCTGTTATGGCAGACATCAAGGAAGCAGGATTGAAACTAAAAGACGGCAAAATCCTTGGACTGAACGACTTAATCGAACAGATGAAGCAGTCTGACGCGTCTGCTTTTGTGGATGAATCTCAGCAACAGGCTCAGCAGAATCAGGCGAGATTTACCACTCACGTTGGACAGCAGCAGACACCAGGAAGCATGACAAAGAAAGATATCGAGGCAATTAAAGACCCGTCCGAGAGACAGGCTGCAATTGCTCAGAATATCCAGTTATTCCAGTGATTTTTTTACACCGACTATACGACAGAGTATAGTCGCTAACCCAATACCTTAACAATTATGGGTAGAAAGGACTTTTTATATGACAGCAAAAGCTAATCTTATTATGACAAATGATATCCAGGTCACAGCACGCGAGATTGACTTCGTCACCAGATTCGAAAGAAACTGGCAGCACTTACGTGACATCCTGGGCATCATGAGACCTATCAAAAAACAGCCGGGTGCTGTACTCAAGTCCAAATACGCAGAGGGTACTTTACAGAGTGGAAATGTTGGTGAGGGCGAGGAAATCCCTTACAGCAAGTTTACTGTAAAAGAAAAGACCTACGCGGAAATGACTATCGAGAAGTACGCAAAGGCTGTATCCATTGAAGCAATCAAGGATCACGGTTATGAGAACGCTGTTCAGATGACTGACGATGAGTTCCTTTTCCAGCTTCAGACTGACGTTACCGGCAGATTCTATGACTATCTGAAAACCGGTACACTTACTTCCACAGAAACTACATTCCAGATGGCTCTGGCAATGGCTAAAGGGCGCGTAGAAAACAAGTTCAAGCAGATGCACAGAAATGTGACTGGTGTTGTTGGATTTGTGAACATTCTGGACGTATATGAATACCTCGGAGCAGCTGAGATCACTATTCAGAATCAGTTCGGCTTCCAGTACATGAAAGATTTTATGGGATTCAATACTATCTTCCTGTTATCTGACAGTGAGATTCCAAGAGGACAGGTTATTGCAACTCCTGTTGAGAACATCGTACTTTACTATGTAGACCCGAACGAATCTGACTTTGCGAGAGCAGGTCTGGTGTATACCGTATCTGGTGAGACAAATCTGATCGGATTCCATACTCAGGGCAACTACCACACAGCAGTGTCCGAAGCGTTCGCGGTTATGGGGCTTACTCTTTTCGCGGAGTACATTGACGCAATCGCAGTAATCACCATTGATGAGACACCAACACTTGGCACTCTGACAGTAAATTCCGTGGCTGGAACAGCAAGCGGTGATACAAAAATCACTGTAAATCCGGCTAAAGAAAACGCTAACAATGTGTACAAATACAAAGTTGCGGCAGAGGCGGTAAATGTCGGATATGGACAGAATCTTAGAAACTGGTCTACATGGGACGGAAAAGCCGATATCACAGCGACAACCGGACAGAAGATCACAGTGGTTGAGTGTGACGGAACATACAAAGCACTGAATGCCGGAAGCGCAAGCGTAGCAGCAAAATCATAAATGTAGGAGGTGGCTGGCATGGCTTATGCAGATTATGAATTTTATACAACTTCATATTTCGGTTCAGTCGTGCCAGAAACCGACTTTCCACGACTGGCAGAAAGAGCTAGTGATTTTATAGACATGATAACATTTAACAGACTAGTGGACGGACTGCCGGAAAATGAACGCTCACAGAAGCGTATCAAAAAGGTGGTCTGCTCACTGGCTGAATTAATGTATCAGATTGAGCTTGCTGAAAAGAATGCTACTAATGCCGCTGTGAGCGGTACATCAACCGTAATCGGGTCCGGTGGTAGCATTACAGGCATTGTAACCTCTGTATCATCCGGCAGTGAATCCATCTCTTACGCAACACCTCAGCAGATTGGGGCGAGCGCAAAAGAGTGGAGCGCAGTGTATGCCGCCGCCGGAGATGTACAAAAAACGAACAACTTACTCTTAAAGACAGCTTTGCCGCTTCTGATAGGAGTAAGGACTGATGATGGAATACCAGTATTGTATGCAGGAGTGTGATTATATGGACATTTCAACGCTTGGCTCATGTATAGCAATCGTTATGATCTGCTACATCGTAGGAATGGGCTGCAAAGCATCAAAAAGAATCTCTGATGAATGGATTCCGGTAATCATGGCGGTTATTGGCGGAATTCTCGGAGCTGTCGGGATGAGAGTTATCCCGGATTTCCCGGCAACGGATTATATCACAGCAGTTGCGGTCGGTATGTTTAACGGATTGTCGGCTACTGGTGTGAATCAGGTTATTAAGCAGACAGTGCAGAAAAAGTGATTTTATGGGTGGACGTGGTGGAAGTAGTGGACTAAGTTCCAGCGGAACCAGCGGACTTGATGTAATCAGAAATGGTGAAACAACGAGGTATTATTTCTCAAACAAGAACGGGCGGCACTACTATCAGATTGGAATAGGTGGTGCGCCACAGCCTACTCCGCTGAATATGTCTGCGAGTGAATTCAAAAAAAGAGCAGTATCCAACGGTGCTACTGTGAAAAATATCTCCGCGTCTGAGATGAGAAAAGATCAAAAAGCGTATAAGGCTGATCGTAAGGCGACAAATACATTCTTAGACAGAGAAACAGCATCGAACAGGACGCTGTCCAGTGGTTCGAGAGCAGATGCAAAAGTCAACCGCGTAAACCGCCGCAGACGTCGAAGAAAATAGCCTATGGCAAATAAAGAGACAAGCATAGCTTACGAAAATCTAAACCGCCGTATCTTTCCTGGCATTGGTGAATATGGTATACCGCAGATACAACCTGAGACATTCGAGGGCAATTGCGAATTTGTCGGTTTTAATTATGCCAGAGGAAAATGCAATAATCCAGAAGAGAAAGCTGTTCATTTCTTTTTGGACGATTATCAGTTTGATGCACTATGGAGAAATCCAGACAGGTACGTGGATAAGCTGAGCAAATTCCGGTACATTTTGACGCCAGATTTCAGCACCTACACCGATTTCCCGAAAGCTATCCAGATATACAACCATTACCGCAAACACTGGATAGGCGCATATCTCCAAGAATATGGTTGCCGTGTGATTCCAACAATCTCATGGAGTACACCGGATTCTTACGATTGGTGTTTCGATGGGGAGCCAGAGGGTGGAACAGTGGCGGTCAGTTCAGTAGGCTGCATGAACAGTAAGGGCAAAAAGTGCCTATTCTTGTCAGGGTATAACGCCATGATTGAACGATTGCATCCGGAAAGCATTATTTTCTATGGGAAAGTGCCGGAAGAGTGCAAAGGCAATATTGTTAGAATTAAAGCGTTCCACGACAGATTTTCAAAAGCAATATGTGAAGGATAGGAGGATATCATGTACGAAAAAACGGTGACGATTTTCAATTATTACGAAAGTGCCACAACAAAAGATGCGTACTGGTATCCTCATGTTTTATCCAGTGTCGACCTCATTACTGACAAAGGGGCAATCCTTAAAAAGTACGGACCAGACGTGACTGACAATGCGCAGTTACACGTTCGATATACCGTCCAGAACGGCGATATAACCATTACTGATAAAAACGGTAAGATTCTCCCATGGGTGCCGCCTAAAGAGTGGAAACAGCAGATCAACAACGCTCTAGAGGATACTATCACATTCTCAGATGAATCGTTCTTCTGGGAGGGCGAGTGGACTGGTGGGACGGTAACTGATGGTGATTATCGGAGCGGATTCTATCAGTACATGAATGAGAACAAGGATAACGTGTTTAAGATTACCAGTGTTGGCGGTCCGTACGCACTGATTCCACACTTTGAGATTCTAGGTAAGTGATATGAGTAAGATTCATCATTTTAAAGGATTCTCCGTAGTCGATGGAGACATGAAAATCAAGCTAAATATGGACAGGTTCTCCAGACAGTATCAAGAAGCCCAGTATCTCCTTGACGGAATGGTTATGGACAGTATGGTTCCGTTTATGCCGATGATTACCGGAAATTTCATCAACCGGACAAGAATTGAGAGTACATCCTTGCAAGGAACTGGGAAAGTATGTGCGGCGGCGGCTCCTTACGGACGTTTTCTGTATGAGGGAAAAGGAATGGTTGACGAAGCAACCGGAAGTCCCTACGCAAGACGTGGAGCAAAGAAAGTCCTCGTCAGCCAGTTTTCTGGTCAGACAGCCGCAAAGGAAAATCTTGAATACGCCAGACAGGCACATCCACAGGCACAGGCAAAGTGGTTCGATGCTGCTAAACGACAATACGGCAGCACGTGGATTCGCAAAGTAAAAGCACAGGCAGGAGGTGGTAGACATGGCGGATAAGCCTATCGGAAAAGATGCAACCGGGTATGAGATTCTGACAGATGCCATGAAAGCACTTCTGAACCAGTATCCGGGACTATACGAAAATGAAACAATCAAGTTTGAGGAACTTGGCAAGGAGTCCGGAATTGCGTTCTCGGCAGACAACGGGGCGCTGATCTATTTAGAAAAAGAAGATGTCTGCGGAACGATGCATCAGGTATGCCAGTATCCATTTTACGTGGTATACCGAACAGCATCCGACAAGGAACGACAGAAGTTATCTGTTCAGAAGTTCCTTGACAATCTCGGTAAATGGATATGTCGAGAACCAGTTGTCATAAATGGCTCTGAGACACGCTTAAATGCGTTTCCTGAACTTTCGCAGGGACGAGTGATAAAACGTATCACCCGTGACAACTCCTATGGTTTAGAACCGCAGGAGAGTGGAGTACAGGATTGGCTATTGCCATTATCAGTGCGCTATGAAAACGCTTATGAAGTAATATAACAAGTAACAACCGGCTATCAATTGGAGATAGTTGCTAACCTACACAGCCTTTTAAAAGTTATAGGCAGAAAGGACATTTCTATGGCAGTTACAGGCAAAATTGACCGTAAATATATGGCTCATTACATCGATGCGGGTTCTCTCTGTGGAGGACTGGCACCGAAGTATGAACGTCTTGGAAAAGATCTGGAAGAGTATAACGTAGAACTCAATCCAGATACTGAAACATCTAAAAACATTCTTGGAGAATCCACATTCAAACATAACGGCTACGAAGTTTCTTCTGATGCTGATCCGTTCTATGCAGATACCACATCAGACCTGTTCACAGCGTTGCAGAAGATTGTAGATGGACGTCTCAAAGATGACAACCTCAAAACAAAAGCAGTTGAGGTTCATCTGTGGACAGAAGCTACAGCAGGAAAGTATGAAGCATATCAGCAGGACTGCTACGTTGTGCCGACAAGCTACGGCGGCGATACATCCGGCTATCAGATTCCATTTACCGTTAACTATGTCGGCGAACGTGTAAAAGGAAAATTTGACATCAGTTCCGGTACGTTCACAGCTGACAGCGAATAAGCACATATACAAGGAGGATGCACTAAATGGCAAAAGTAATTAATACCAAAATTGATGATGGAATTCTCATTTTTACATTCACCAACAATGAAGATGAAGTTTTTTCTTCTTTCAAGCTTAACCCGACGGATATCAATGTGGCAGCACGTGCAGAAGAGCTGACAGAATACTTTGAGCAGCTTAAGGATTCTATCCAGAAAGTCACTTCCGGCAAAGAAATGGCTGAACTGAATAAACAGATCGAAGACAAAATCAACTATCTGCTCGGATATGAAGCGTCAAAAGACTTGTTCAAGGAACCGATCACAGCAACCACTGTTTTCGGTAATGGTCAGGTGTTCGCTTACATTGTTTTGGATAAGATCGCAGAAGCAATCGCACCGGAAATTGAAAAGAGAAAAAAGAAAATGCAGGCAGCAGTCAATAAGTATACGGAAAAGTATGCAAAATGACCGCCTATGAGCTTCCCACCTCACTCAATATAAGTGGGGTGGATTTTTCTATTAGAACCGATTTTCGAGCGATTATTGATATTCTCATAGCCATGAATGACCCAGAACTGGACGAGCAGGCGAAAGCAGTTGTTATGTTGCAGATTCTGTTTGAGGACTGGCAAAGCATACCGTCTGAGTGCTGGGACGAAGCTTGCCAGAAAGCATCGGAGTTCATCGACTGCGGACAATTGGACGATAATCCAAATCACCCAAAACCTCGTTTGATGGACTGGGAACAGGATGGAGATATGATCGTGCCGGCGGTAAACAAGGTTGCTGGTAAAGAAATCAGAGCCGTACCGTATATGCACTGGTGGACGTTTTTTGGCTACTTTATGGAATCTGGGGAATGCCTATTTAATACAGTTGTCGGGATCCGGTCAAAAAAGGCAAAAGGCGAACGCCTGGATAAATGGGAAAAGAAATTCTATCAAGAAAATAAAAACACAATTGACATAAAAACACGTCTCAGCGAAGAAGAGCAAGCTTATAAAGATAAGTTGAATGAGATGTTGAACCTCAAATAGTTAGGAGGTGGACGTATGGCTGCTGATGGCTCAGTCATTATTGATACCAGAATGGATACAACCGGTGTCCGAAATGGCGTATCAGCTATAAAACAGTCATTTAACGGCCTTGGGGGTGCTGTAAAGAAAATCGGTCTGCTGATTGGCGGGGCGTTTGCTGTCGGCAAATTAGCGCAGTTTGGGAAAGAATGTGTGGAGCTTGGTTCCGACCTCACAGAAGTTCAGAATGTGGTCGATGTTACATTTACCACCATGTCCGACAAGGTCAATGAATTTGCAAAGAATGCCATGACCTCTGCCGGGCTGTCAGAAACCATGGCAAAACGGTATGTCGGTACGTTCGGAGCAATGTCTAAGTCGTTCGGTTTCTCTGAAGCACAGGCTTACGACATGTCAACAGCTCTGACACAGCTGACTGGTGATGTGGCATCATTTTATAACATTTCGCAAGACCTGGCTTACATCAAGCTGAAATCGGTGTTTACAGGTGAAACGGAAACATTGAAAGATCTTGGCGTGGTAATGAGCCAGTCGGCACTTGATCAATATGCACTTGCCAATGGCTACGGAAAAACCACATCTGAAATGACAGAACAGGAAAAAGTGGCTCTCCGTCTGGCTTTTGTGCAGAAGCAGCTATCTGCCGCATCTGGAGACTTCATCCGTACTTCTGACAGCTGGGCAAACCAGGTCAGAGTTATGCAGTTACAGTTACAGTCTCTCAAGGCAACAGTCGGACAGGGACTGATTAATATTTTTACACCTGTTCTGAAAGTAATTAATGTTCTGCTCGGTAAGCTGGCAACGTTAGCCAATGCTTTTAAATCCTTTACGGAATTAATCACCGGTAAGAAATCCTCTGGTCAGACAAGTGGAAGTGGAGCAGGTCTCACAGGCGATGCAAGCGGCGTGCAGGATACGGCAGACGCTTATGGACAGGCGGCAGACAACGCCAGCAAGCTTGCGGATTCTACAGAAGATGTAGCCGATGCAACAAAAGACGCAGCCAAAGCTGCGAACGGATATCTGAGTCCACTTGATGAGATTAATCGGTATTCAACTCAGAATACATCGTCAACAGCAAGTAAAGTCCCGTCCTCAGGAACAGGATCAGGAGGAAGCCCTGGTGGTCTAGCCGGAGCTGTCGGGAGCGTTGATTATGGAAAAGTAGCAGAGGGTGAAACCGCTCTGGATAAAATCAGCAAATCAGCTGAAAAGCTTGCGAAGCTCTTAAAAAAGCTCTGGAAACCATTTCAGGACGCTTGGAAAAAAGAGGGCAAGAACACCATTAGTGCGGCGCAGATAGCCTTGTCGGGAATCGCAAAGCTCGCTAAGAGTGTAGGTAAAAGCCTTGTAGAAGTCTGGACAAATGGAACAGGCACGACAATGCTTACGACCATGCTAAGGATTGCTCAAAACGTGCTTAAAACTATCGGGAATATTGCATCCGGTTTTGCCGATGCGTGGAATAAGAACAATGTCGGAACGCAGATCATCCAGAACATTGCGGATGCCCTTGTAGTAGTTATGCAGTTTGTTGAAAAAATCGCAGAGGATACAGCAACATGGGCGGCGAACTTGGATTTTTACCCACTGTTGGAATCTATCAGTAATCTAACAGCAACATTCGCACCAATTCTGGAATCCATAGGAGATACACTTGAATGGATTTATAAAAACATCATTCTGCCAATGTTGAAATGGGTTACTGAAACAGGCCTTCCGTTAGCAATCAATTTGCTTACAACAGTGGTTAAAACATTCTCTGACAATATTGGAGTTATAGCAGCTTTTTTTGCAGCTTGGAAAACAGTAGAACTTCTTTCGTTCATTCAGCAAGCAGGCGGTGTCGTAGGCGCACTAAATCTGATAAAAGCGGCAATATATAAAAATGTTGCGGCGAAGCTGGTGGATAAAGCCGAGACTGCATATCTGACTGCTCTGTATGCAAAAGATTTTGTCGTAAGTGTTGCACAGACCGTGGTATCACTTGGAAAACAGGCGGCTGCTTTTGTTGCAAATACTGCAGTTAAGATCGCTAATACAGCTGCTCAGGTAGCAATGACAGCAGCAACAACGGCATGGAATGCTATCTGCGTAATTGCAACGGCTGCCACAAAAGCTCTTAGTGCAGCAGTCGCATTTTTGACAAGTCCATTTGGTTTAGTAGTTGTGGCAATTGGAGCGGCTATCGCGGTCGGCGTGTTGTTATACAAAAACTGGGACAAAATCAAAGAGGTTGCCGGAGCAGTGTGGAGCTGGATTAAGGACAAAACGGTAACATTTGTAAACAATATTGGCACCAAGCTCAGTAATTTAGCTACAAAAATCGTTACAATTTGGAACAACATCAAATCCAGTGCCCGTGAAAAATGGACTGCAATTTGGTCAACAGTAGGAGCCCTTGTTGGAAAAATCAAAGATGGAATTGTGGAAAAATTTACATCTGCCAAAGATAAAGTGATTGATACGTTTGAGGGTATTAAAAACAAAGTCAAAGAGATATTCAACAAAGTTATCGGTATCGTAAATGGCGCAATCGGTACGGTGAATGGTGCGATCAGCGGAATTGAATCCGCATTTTCTTTCGGTCCGTGGAAAGTACCTACACCATTCGGTTCTAAGACGATCGGGTTCAGTGCAAGCTTTCCAAGAGTACCGACCATTCCATATCTGGCAAAAGGTGCGGTTATTCCACCAAGAAGTGAATTTCTGGCTGTCCTTGGTGACCAGAAACAGGGTAATAACATCGAAACACCAGAAGCACTGCTCAGAAAGATCGTCCGGGAAGAAACAGCAGGACGACAGGCTGGCGGTGGAAGCTGGCGATTTACAGCTCAGATCAACCGCAGGACGCTGTTTGACGAGATGATGAAAGAAGCACAGATGAGACGAGATACAAGCGGCAAAAACCCGTTTGAAATGGCATAGAAAGGAGGACGTTATGGAAAAATACAAAATCAACGGAACAGTGATTTGGCAACCAGATAAAGACCTTGCGCTCTCCTTTGCCACGACTTACACGGAATCCAGTCAGAGGACACAATATGGTGTAGGCTACTTTACACCGATGTTTACCGTAGAGCAGTATACATATAAGGGTAGCGACCTCCCAATGGAGGAAGCAACTAAGATTTTGCAAATGATAGCAAAAGGACATAAATTTACGCTACATTATTTTTCGCCGTATTACGGAGTTTGGAGAGACGCTCCGTTCTACGTAGGGCAGACACAAAACATAGCTATCGGAGAATTATCAGATGACAGAAAAATACTATCATCGCTAGAATTTAACATGACGGGGGTGAATCCACTGTGATTAACGTAAGCAACGCATTTAGAGAAAAACTTGAAGCTGGTGAACCAGTCAAAATGGTAGTGGATATCACCTTTCCTGACGGGACGAAAAAGACCATTGACAAAGATGTCATGAACGGCGACAACGGGTTTTCCGACTGCGCAGATAGCAGTAGCTTTCCGATCGGCGCTACTGTCTGTAAAACACTGACACTGAGTATTAATAACGATCAAGAACAGTGGAAGAACTACAACTTTTACGGAGCCAAGATTCATGCTTATCTGAAGCTTCAGACGTCGTATGCGGCGCCGGAATCTGTAAGTGTGTTGCTGGATGAAAGTTATAACCCGATTCTGGACAGTACCGGAGACTCTATTATTGCAACACAGGCAGCCACAAAAGATATCATCGAAACTATTGACAAGGGAGTCTATACAGTCACTACGCCAGAGCAGTATTCAGATATCATCAATGTTACGGCACTGGATGATATGTATAAGGCAAATAAGACATATACCAGCGGATTGAAACTTCCGCAGTCGCTCATTAACCTTGTCAGAGATGCCTGTAAGACTGTCGGCATAGGTATGAATCTGACCATGGACCATGGCGATATTATAATAAGAAGCATTCCAGACAGCATGACATTTCGCCAGCTGTTCGGATATGCGGCTATGGTTGAGTCTGCGAACGCGCGAATTGATTATTTCGGGAATCTCCAGTTTGTGAAATGGGATTTTGAAAAAGCAGATGTTCCGGAATTGAAGAACTATGGAAACCCACCTACACTTTCTAGTGACGATATAGTTATAACTGGAATCAAGGTAACGAACGGGCAGTCAAACGACGATGCTAATACTGATTATTCCGGCATGTACGGAGAGGAAGGCTACGTCCTTGAACTTGAGAACGAGCTGATTGATACCGATCAGCTTCAGACAGTGGCGAATATTATCGGCGAACAGATTGCAGGAGCACGATTCCGGAATCTTGAGGGTGATCTGGTGTACAACCCGCTCGTCGAGTTTGGAGACATGGTGTACACTTACGACCGATTAGGGAATAAGTACCTTACTCCTCTGACAGATGTATCAGGTAACGTGGGCGGCCTGACTACAGTTAAGACACAGGCCGATGATCCAATCAGAGGCAGCAGTGACTTTTACGGGAATAGCACGAAAACTATAGTTGCGGCACGTCAGATGGTGCAAAAAGAAAAATCCGCAAGAGAAGAGGCTATACAGAGACTAGCTGAAACGCTTAAATCTTCTAGCGGTCTGTATATGACACAGGGGCCACAACAGGATGGTAGTATCATATACTATATGCACAACAAAGCAACCATAGCAGAATCTAACATAATCTGGAAGCTGACAGCAGAGGCGTTTGCCGTGTCGATTGATGGTGGAAAAACGTATCCTTACGGCTTTGCGGTGACTGGCGAATTAATAATCAGACTGCTCTATGCGGAGGGCATTAATGCTGATTATATTAACGCAGGAACACTCATCGTAAGAGACAAGAGCGGAAATGTGATATTTGAAGCAGATATGGATACTGGATCAGTTACTCTTGACGGAAGTTGTGTGACTATCGGCGGCAAGCCACTTGATGAAAAGATTGAAGATGTTGAGAACATGGCAGCTCTAGCCAGAAACATGACCATGCAGCTTGATAATGACTATCAGGGAATCCCGGTTGACAGTGACGGAAACTACACGGAGTTCCCGGAGTGTACCACGACAGCGACCGTCATGTACGGCACGCAGGATATCACGGATAACTGTACGTACACTATTACGGCGTCCCAGAACATACAGGGAAGCTGGAATAAGGAAACTAAGACGTACACTGTTACCGGGCTGACCGCAGACAGCGGATGGGTGAACATCAAAGCCGCATATCTGAATAACCTTGTCGTATCGAAACAGTTCTCACTTGCGAAACAGTACGCCGGACCGCAGGGAATTCCGGGCGTTGGAATAGATGGAAAGACAACGTATCTGCATATCCAGTACGCACCGGTACAGAACCCGACAGCGGCGCAGATGAGCAAGACACCAAACAAGTATATCGGAACTTATACGGACTTTTCTGGCGTTGACAGTACCGACCCGAGCAAGTACACGTGGGCGAAATTCGAGGGCGACCAGGGCGTGCCGGGAACACCGGGGGCGAACGGAAAGACGCCGTACTTCCATATCGCATATGCGAATAGTGCTGATGGTAGAACAGGTTTCTCTGTGGATGATAGCGTCAATAAGCTGTATATCGGGCAGTATACCGATTACACGCCAGATGATAGCACCGACCCGACGAAATATAGTTGGACGAAGATTAAGGGTGAACCGGGGACTGCCGGAAGGACTTACTTCTTCCAGAGTAATGCGGATGTGTTGCTGATGGGGGCAGACAGGAAGATAACACCGGCACCGCTCATTGTAGATTCGTTCTACAGGGACGGAAACGGAGAAGTTGCGCAGTCACAAAAAGGATGGTGGAAACTGGAAAAATCCACCGACAACGGCGCTACATGGGCAACACTCACGGTATCGCAGACTGCGGCGCTTGACCGGTTGAATATTAATGTCAATAGCCTGTCACTCAATGCACATGACATGCTCAAGGTTTCGCTGTATTTTGACCAATCAAAAACCAAGCTTGCGGACTATCAGACATATTCCGTTGCGGTTGATGTGGCGTCACTGACACAGGAACAGATAGTCGATATCTTGTCAGACGATGGGAAGTTCAAAGGGCTGTACTACGAAAAAGATGAAAGCGGGAACCAGACGCTGTTTATCTCATTCAATGCCATGAAAGGTGGCGTTATCAGTCTTGGCGGCACGAATAACGGAAATGGTCAGTTGAAGATTTACGATGCTGACGGAAATCAGATATCGAGATTAGGATATACCGGATATGTCGTACTTAATAAGAACACTGGAAACCCGATGGTATCTCTTAACACTGCCGGATTGCGATTGTATACGGACTACACAGATGCAGGCAACTACAATGCACTGATGCTTGGAAAATACGGACTGTATGCACAGAAAGTCCAAAATAAAGTGCTTGAACTTTGGATGGAAGGTGATACGAGCAAAAAGTGGGAAGGCTACATTGTTCGCTATCTGAACAACAAAGTCCGAATAAATACAAACTCACTTTTTACGGACGGATGCGAACTTGGAGCAAATTTTTCGACAGATGGAACCCTTATGTTTTACGACTTGGAAAATCAAGCAAAAACGTCCGGCAAAGTTAAAAGACAACCGGTAGCGTCCGTAAGCGCAGATGATTCGCAAGTGGCCTATCTTTTTTCGGGAACAGGCAGTAAGCACGGAGATGCGGCAACATACAGACGTTTAGGAATCCGTGCTAAATGGGGTGGATCTGGCTTTAGCACAGACTATTTATATACAACCTCACAAGTTTCCGACATCCGCTTAAAAGAAAACATCGAAAACAGCGAAACAGACGCCCTCGAAACGGTTAATCGCATGAAAGTTCGTCAATTTGACTGGAAAGAGCGGATGGGTGGATGGCATCAAAACATTGGTTTCGTGGCAGACGAATTGGAAGAAATCGACCCGAACTTGGCTCTGGGCGGCGGATATGACGAAAACGGCGAGATGGACATTAAGCAGATTAACAGCCCGTATCTTCTCAACTACGCCATTAAAGCCATACAGGAACTTAGCGCAAAGGTTGACGAGCAAGAAAAACGTATCAAAGAGTTAGAAAGGAGATTACAGTAATGGGAAAATTTAACGAGTATTCACAGAAAGCAACACCGGCGGACAACGACACACTGATGATTTATGACGCAACATCGAAATCAAATAAGCTTTCGCCGTTCAGCGGAATCTGGAACTGGATTGTTGAGAAACTGACCAATGCGGTCATCAGTAACTTGCAGACGAGCAACAAGACGGTGGTTGGAGCGCTTAATGAATTAAATAGTAAGGTCTTCATTGATATTCGAAATCTCTCAACATTTTCTGTAAATATTAAGCTTAATACTTACACCTATGCATCGTTTCTCATGTACGGAGTGACTTCACGATATAATGGATTTATGTACATTGTCTTTGTTGATGTTGCATCGGAAAAACGGACAGTAAATTTTATTAAAATTGCAGACTTTGTGGCAAGCAGGACTTTTTCGGGTACATAGGTACATACAGTGATGACACATCTACATTGACGATAAACGCCAGCGAAACCATATGGGGAGGCATTAAGATGCTGATGCTTAAATAGTAAGCGGTTTTTTACTGAAAATATCGGAGATACAACTGCTGATAACCATGCAAAAATTGATAGAAATATTGATTTCGAAGCAATGAGCTGGATAAACTCTAACTATGATAAAACATTTGGCAATCAATGGTGCTTTATAAAAAGTATCAGAATTGACCAAGCCGGATACGCATTTCAGTTTATTATTTCGTGTCAACTTAAAACCACCGTTGCTTCGAGGTATTGTGACAAAGGTACTTGGGGAAAATGGTCAATAATTTCTTAATAACTTTCCTCTTCCCATTTAATTCATTAAGAAACTTTGAAAATTTCATAAAAAGGAGTTGATAAATTGGAAATTAAAGGAATTGACGTGTCATCCAATCAAGGAAAACCGGACTGGGCGAAAGTGGCTAAATCCGGCATCAAATTCGCAATATTGAGAGTACACCAGAGGTCCGGCGTTGACGGCTCATTCGAGTGCAACTACAAGGGATGTAAGAGCAATGGAATCCTTATCGGCGGTTACAAGTACAGTTACGCTCTGACACCGGCACAGGCGATTGATGAAGCGGAAGATGTGATTGCCGCACTGAATGGAAGAGGATTGGATTTCCCGGTGTTCTATGATCTCGAGTGGTCTAATCAGCGAAAACTCGGTAAACAGGCAGTCGAAAACATTGCAGTTGCCTTTCTGACAAGGATGAAAAAAGCTGGTTATAAGGTCGGTATCTACTGCAATCTGGACTGGTACAACGGCGTTCTGACTGACGCACTCAGAAAGTATGAGTGCTGGATTGCACATTACCCAGACCCCGATAATGGAACAATGCAGACAAGGGTAAAACCAAAAGTCGGAATCGGCTGGCAGTATTCCAGCAAAGGAAAAGTATCCGGTATCAGCGGAAATGTTGATATGGATGTGTTCTACAAGGATTATAGAGGAACGGCACAGAAAGGAGAAACTAAAATGGTAAAAATCAGTAACTGCGGACATGACGAAAATGGAAGGTATGCAGGTGGGAAAGCAGGAGACCAGACTGGTACAGAATATCGGATCATGAACTGGTACAGTAGACCGTGGCTCTGTGTCCTGAGATTCAATGACGCCAAAATCGCAGCCATGATCGCAGACATGGCGACAAAAGCGGCCCAGAATAATCTCATCGGGTACGATCAGGGTACTGCCGGAAACAGCAATGACCGGTATTCGTTCTGGCAGCATCTGAAGGCGAGCAACTACGATCCGGCGCAGATCACGGTAGCTTGTGAATCTGATTGCAGCGCAAGTACAGCAGCTATCGTCAAGGGGGCTGGGTATCGCTTAAATAACGCAAAACTCAAAGCGGTCAGTATCTATCTGACAACACGAAACATGAGGGCCGCAATGAAGGCTGCCGGTGCAAAAGTACTGACAGATAGTAAGTATCTGACATCCGGTGACTATCTAAAGGCAGGAGATATCCTCCTGAATGATAATCACCACGTGGCTATCGCTGTTACCACCGGTGCAAAAGTAAGTACGCCTTCAACCACGCTCACCGGTACCTTCCAGACAAGGCTTCCGATTCTGAGGAAGGGCAGTTCCGGAACAGCAGTGGCAATGCTTCAGGCAATGCTGGGTGTAGAAGTTGACGGACAGTTTGGGGACGACACATATGATTCCCTCAAAGTTTTCCAGAAAAATGTTGGCGTAACTGCAAATGGAACTTGCGGCATTGATACCTGGAAGAGAGTGATTGAGCACATGAAGGCAAACACGAAATGATGTTCTGATTGATTTATCATTCAAAACAGGTTATACTGTCAACAGTCGCACAGGAATTGAACTTATGATGTTATAGTGCCCTGTGTGGCTAGCACAAGTGAAGAGTGCAGACTGGTTTGCCGTGCATTGATGAAAGAGCTGTATGTCCCAATTCGGGGGCTGTTAGCAGCGGCACGAGTGGACAGTCAAAAAAAGAGAGTTGGGCATAAAAACCCGACTCTCTTTTTTTACGTCAAATTACGATGTTATGAACAGATATAGATTTACACGGTTAGTCACAAATTAGTCACAAATGAAGTCCTGAAACCCACATAAACAAAGGATTCTTGAAAATTTTCATTAAAATTAGA